AGCAGAATTAATAAATCTTTAAGAAAGTGGAATTGCTAATGTTAGATAGATTAATATATAACTTTTTTGCTGGTCTTGACAATATTGCGTTAAAATTAGATAATGTATTTTATGCGGGATACAAAATTATTAGAAACCTTTTCAGTAAAAAAAGAAGAGGAAAAAAAACAAAAAAATCTGTTTAAAAACCTTCGTAAAGAAGTTGAAACAGGTGCGAACGGAACACAAGATTACATTATTAAGAAAGGTATAAATAAAGGTAAAAAAGCAAATGGACGAACTAACATTAATAACTAAGATACAGAGAGAACTGAAAGAACAATATCAACAAATTGGTGATGCTATGATTTCTGGTAGTGTTGACAATATGGAAAAATATAAGTATATGATGGGACAGGCACATGCCTATTATAAAATATCACAGGATATCTCTAACCTGCTAAACAAGAAGGAGCAAAATGACGAAAAAGGAACAGTTATCAAATTCGGAGAACCCAAAGATTAAATATGCTTTGGCGGACAAATACGAAGAAGAAAATAAAAAGATCGAAGATAAAGAACAAAAAACTTACGAACGATTAAAAACAAAAGAATCAGATAAATTACCTCAACCCACTGGTTGGAGAATGTTACTTCTCCCTTTCAAGATGAAAGAAAAAACTAAAGGTGGATTAATTCTTGGACAAGAAACTTTAGAAAAACAACAAGTTGCATCTCAATGTGGTTTGGTTTTAGCAATGGGACCTCATTGTTATGACAAAGAAAAATTTCCTGAAGGACCTTGGTGCAAGAAGGGTGATTGGGTTGTCTTTGCAAGATATGCAGGAAGCCGTATACAAATTGACGGGGGTGAAGTTAGATTGCTAAATGATGATGAAGTGTTAGCTACAATCGATAACCCCGAAGATATACTTCATCAATATTAATAACATAGGAGGAAACTATGCCAGACACTGAAGAAGTGAAAAAAACAGTTGATATCGATACCTCTGGTCCAGCAATGGATGTCGATGTACCTGAAGAAAAAGATCAAGCAGAGATTGAGCAGCCGGAAATAAAAGAAGAACCGACTGTAAGACCTGTGGTAGATGAAAAAGTACCAGAGGATCAAACTTACGAAAATGAAAGAGAAGTCAAACTTGACGACAAGAAAGATAATAAAGAAGAATTAGAACAATATAGTGAAAGTGTACAAAAGAGAATAGCAAAACTAACTAAAAAGTGGAGAGAAGCTGAACGTCAAAAAGATGAAGCTTTAACTTATGCTGAACGTGTCATTAAAGACAAAAAAGAAGCAGAAGATAAACTTAAAAAGATAGAACCTAACTTTCTTTCTGTCACTGAACAAAGTATCGAATCAGGTATTGAAGCAGCAAAAGCAAAACTTGCAGCAGCTAGAGAAGCAAATGATCTAGGAGCTGAAGCAGAAGCTATGGCAGCTATATCCGAGTTTGGATACAAAAAAGCTAAATTGACTGAAACAAAAGCAGCTCAAGAAGCTTATGAAAAACAAAAAGCGGAGAAAAAACCTGCACCTGAAGTTAATTTAAGACAGCAAGCAGCGCAAGGAACACCTGATCCTAAAGCTGAAGCATGGAGTGAAAAAAATCCATGGTTTGGTCAAGATTCAGCTATGACTTACACAGCTTTTGATCTTCATAAAAAACTTACAGAAGTGGAAGGTTTTGACCCACAATCTGACGAGTATTATTCTGAAATAGACAAAAGAATAAGACTTGAATTTCCCCACAAATTTGGTAGAACAAATACAACGGGAGAAGAAACACGACCTGCTCCGGTACAACAAGTAGCTTCAGCGAAGCGAAGTACCAAATCTGGTCGCAAAACTGTGAGGCTCACACCATCACAGGTTACAATCGCTAAGAAATTAGGTGTGCCACTCGAAGAGTATGCGAAACAATTAAATATCACGAAGGAGGGATAAGCATATGGAAAATACAATAGATAAGAAGACCTCACGTGCGAGTCAAACTAGAGAAAAAACAGCTCATAAAAAAGTTTGGACTCCACCATCACCTTTAGATTCACCACCTGCTCCATCAGGTTTTAGACATAGATGGATTAGAGCTGAGTCAATGGGATTTCAAGATACGAAAAATGTATCTGCCTCGTTAAGAGAAGGATACGAATTAGTTCGTGCCGATGAATACCCAGATTCACAATTTCCAGTCATTGAAGACGGGAAATATTCAGGAGTGATCGGAGTTGGCGGCCTACTGCTCGCTAGGATACCTGAAGAGGTTATTAAGCAGAGACAAGAATATTATGCTTCACAGCATAATGAAAAAGTCAAAGCAATGGATAATGATCTGATGAAGGAAGAGCACCCAAGTATGCCTATCGATATTGATAGACAGACTCGTGTAACTTTTGGTGGCTCAAAGAAATCTTAAAAAATTTCCTAACCATTAAAGTTCATTTAACCCGTACTGGAGGCTCGCAAGGGCAGGTACATTTATAAGGAGGCCTCTATGGCAAATAAAAACGAACCTTTCGGTCTAAGAGCGATCGGAAAAGTTGGTCAAAATAGAGACAACCAAGGTTTAAGTGAATATAGTATCGCTGCAAACTATGCGACTACTATCTATTTTCAAGATGCTGTAAAACCAGTAGCTGGCGGAACTATTGAACAAGCCGCAGCTGGTGACAGATTACTTGGATCACTTAATGGCGTTTTCTACACAGACCCAAATACAAGTAAACCTACGTTTGCTAACCACTATGCACAAGTTAACGCTTCTGACATAGTAGCATTCGTAAGTGATGACCCTTATGAAAGATTCGAAATCCAAACTGATATATCAACTGCTTCAGCGCAGACTGATGTATTCATGAATGCGGATATCGTTGTTTCAGCAGGTGTTGCAGCAAACTTTGTGTCTAACTCAATGTTAGATGATGGTACGCTATCAACAGCAAGTGGTCAGTTAAAAATCATAGGTCCATCAACTAACATAGACAATAGCGATATTGCATCTGGTTATGTTAATTGGGTAGTGATGATTAACGAACACATATACAACTCTGCTACGGCAGGAATATAATAGTTAGAATAGGAGAAAAAACATGGCTATATCACGAGGACAACTAGTTAAAGAACTAGAACCAGGCCTGAATGCACTATTCGGACTGGAATATAAACGTTATGAGAATCAGCATGCTGAGATCTACACAACAGAAACTTCAGACAGAGCGTTTGAAGAAGAAGTTATGTTATCTGGTTTTGCTAATGCTGCAGTTAAACCTGAAGGTTCTGGCGTAACTTTTGACAATGCTCAAGAGACTTACACAGCTAGATACACTATGGAAACTGTTGCGCTTGCGTTCGCAATCACTGAAGAAGCGATTGAGGACAACTTGTATGACAGACTTGCGTCTAGATATACAAAAGCGCTAGCTAGATCTATGGCGAATACTAAACAAATCAAATCAGTAAATCCACTGATCAATGGTTTCGGAGGTGGTTTCACTTCTGGAGATGGTGTACAATTATTTAGTACAGCTCACCCAACGATCGCTGGAACTGTGTCAAACACTTTGGCTACACAGGCTGACCTTAACGAAACTTCATTGGAGCAGTCTTTAATCGACATCGCTGCAATGACTGACGAAAGAGGTCTTAAAATTGCTGCTAGAGGAATGAAAATGATCGTTCCTTCTGAGCTTCAATTCCAAGCTGAAAGACTTATGAAGTCTCAAGGTAGAACTGGCACTGCTGATAACGATATCAATGCAATCGTTTCTATGGGAATGGTTCCTCAAGGTTACAGAGTGAACAATTTCTTAACTGATCCTAATGCGTACTTCTTCATTACTGATGTTCCTAACGGAATGAAGTATTTTGAAAGAACACCTATTAGAACAGCAATGGAAGGTGATTTTGATACTGGAAACGTAAGATACAAAGCTAGAGAAAGATACAGATTTGGTGTATCTGACTATAGAGGTATCTTCGGATCTTCAGGAGCAAGTTAATCGTAATTTTTTGTGGCGGGACATAGTCTCGCCACAATTCTATGAAAGAAAGAATAATGGTAAAATTTCTAGTAAATATCTGGGCGTATGATCATTACGCTAAATTTAATGTTGTAGCTGATGATAACCCAGCCTCACTAGAACAGGCTATACTTGACAAGTTGGGAGAAAAAAGTATAGTTTGGGAAAATCTTGGAAACTCTTATAGTGACAAGATAAATAGAATAACCTATGAGGAGGTTATCGATGGAAAAAATGATGCAACACTTAAACGACCTTTACAAGCAAAAGAGGGGTCTGGACTTACAGTGGGAGCAAGAGCATCTTAAAGAGGGTAGATATACTCTCAATATGGTTAAAATAGATCGAAAAGTTCGAGATGTTTTAAGTCATATTAAGATGGCAGAAGCGCAAAGAGAACACATGCGTAATAAAGTTGAAGACTCTGCTCCGCAAGTTTCCGTAGCTACTTAATCAAAAAGCTACATCGTTGGAAAAATCCACTCCACACTGCAGGATCTCTTGCACTCTACTCAAAACTAGTATATAAAAAAACCACTGTATAATTTAATTAGTTTACATAGACGCGTACAGTCGACGGCCTAGAGACTATGTAGACGGAAACTAGGAGAATAATACTATGGCAAATACTACGTTTTCAGGACCGGTCATTTCTAAAAATGGCTTTATAGGTACTGGACCAGGTTCAACTGTTGCTTTAACAGCTAATACTTCATTAACTGTAAATGCTCACGCAGGAAGAATCTTATTAACACAAGACGCGGATGGTATCTTTACTTTACCATCAATCAATGCAAATGCTAATGGAGCAAGTGCAGGTGAGACAGACTACAACAATCTAAATAACATTGGTGCAAGTTTCTATTTTTACGTAGACACAACTGCAACTGATGTTCAAATCGTAACTGACGGTGTAGATAAATTTACAGGTGCAGCTATGATCGCAGTGGATGATGGAGCTAAAAAAGCTTTCTTCCCTTCTACAGATAATGATGTTCTTTCTATGAATGGAACAACTACAGGTGGGATCGTTGGATCTGTAATTCAAGTTACAGCGTTAGAAACTGCTCAATACTTGGTACACAATACTTTGATCTTAGGATCAGGAACTATTGTTACACCATTTAGCGATACGTAATAGATAATTAATTTGTGTGAGTCTTTGGACTCACACAAGTTTTAAGGAGAATTAAATATGAGATCAGATGTAAAAGCGATTCAAATAACAGCGACAGGTCAAGTGTTTGGTGGAAGAACAAGACTAAGAGGAATTATTCTTTCTAACACAACAACTACTACTGATACAGGATCAATAACTTTACAAGATATCGACGGAACTCAATTCACTGCAGAGGTTCCTCCAGGAGATGTTTTTACTTTTAACATGCCTGAAGATGGAATTTTATTTAAATCTGGAATGACTTGTAGTGCTATTACTAGTGCTAAATCAACCGTGTTAATAGATAAGTAAGGATAAAAATGGATTCAGATCAGAAGACATTAAACATGACAACAGTAGGAGCTAACACTCTTGCAAGAGAAGGTAGAGCTAGAATTACTTCTATTCAGGGATTAGGTATAGCATCATCTACAATTATTTTTTATGATTCAGCAGATGCAAGTACGCCAGGAACAGCAGTAGCTACTTATAAATATGGAACTGAAGGATTAGAAGTTTACGTTCCAGGTTCAGGTATTAAATTTGAAAATGGTATTGTTTATAATTTAGCAGGAGCAGGTGGAAGCATTACAGTAACTATAACAGGAGCTTAATGGCAACTTCAGGAACTACAGTCTTTGAAAAAAATTTTGCTATCGATGATATAATCACCGAAGCTTATGAAAGATTAGGACGTTTTGATTATTCAGGTAATGATATAAAATCTGCAAGACGTTCTTTAAATATTATGTTTCAAGAATGGGCAAACAGAGGTTTGCATTTTTGGGAAGTTGGAAATAATGATATCACATTAGTTAATGGTCAAGCTGTCTATACAATGTATAGATCAACGTCTGATGGAACTTCAGATGCAACAGCAGTTTATGGTGTTGATGATATATTAGAAGCTGTTTATAGAAATTCTTCTTCAACTGATTTTCCATTAACAAAAATAAATAGATCTGCATATCAAGGTCTTTCAAATAAAACAAATACAGGAACTCCTACACAATATTTTGTACAAAGATTTATTGATAAAGTAACTATTACTTTATACTTAACTCCAGGTGCCTCTGAAGCCGGAAACAAACTTAATTATTATTATGTAAAAAGAATTCAAGATGCAGGAGCTTACACTAATGAAGCTGATGTACCTTACAGATTTGTACCATGTATGTGTGCAGGTTTAGCTTATTACCTTTCACAAAAAGTAAAACCAGAACTTACACAACAAATGAAATTATTATATGAAGATGAATTAAAAAGAGCATTAGAAGAAGATGGTTCACCTTCAAGTTCTTTTATAACTCCAAAAACTTATTATCCAAATGTCTAATTTATCTAGAGGAAAATACGCACAATTTATATCTGATCGTTCTGGTCAAGCATTTCCATATACGGAAATGGTTATTGAATGGAATGGTGCGCGTGTGCATACATCAGAGTTTGAAGCAAAACATCCACAACTAGAACCAAAACCAACTACTGCAGATGGACAAGGTTTAAGAAATGCAAGACCACAAACTTTTACACTTGCTTCTGGTGGCGGTGGTGGAATAGCTGTAGATTTAACTTTACCTGCACCATTTGCTTATAGAACTGAAACAAATAGTATGGTACCAGATAATGGAAGTGAAATTAATGTAAAAAGAGAAGCACAAATTAATTTAGGAATAGTAACGGTAACAACATAATGACATACGCAGAATTAGTACAAAAAATTAGAGATTACACAGAAGTTAGTTCAAATGTTTTAACTGACTCTATTACAAATGATATTATTCGAGATGCAGAATTAAGAATAATGAGAGATGTAGATGTTGATGCAAATAAAAGATATGCAACAGCTCAAGTAATTTCAGGAACAAGGTTTATTGATACACCACAAAATACTTTAGTTATTAGATCAGCTCAAATTGTAGATTCTGATGGAACAAGCAATCCAGATAATAGAGAATTTTTAGAGTGGAGAGATTCTAGTTTTATGTCTGAATTTAATCCTACTAATGCTCAAGGTGTTCCAAAATACTACAGTTGGTGGGATAATGACACAATAGTATTGGCCCCAACTCCAGATGCTACTTACACAATTCAGTTAAATTATATCTTGAAACCAGAGACTTTATCTAGTACAAATACACAAACATATATTAGCCAACAATTTCCCAATGGTTTATTATATGCATGCTTAGTTGAAGCATTTTCATTCTTAAAGGGGCCAAATGATCTCTTGCAATTATACGAAGGAAAGTATAAACAAGTATTAGAAGGCTTCTCTATAGAACAAATGGGAAGACGAAGACGTGATGAATATCAGAGTGGTGTTCCTCGTGTCGGTGGTAAATAATAATAAGGAGAAAAAACTATGGCTATTACACAAGCAATTGCAAATTCTTTCAAAAAAGAATTATTGGAAGGTGAGCATAATTTTGGTACTGGTGATGACAAGTTTAAGATCGCTCTTTATACTTCTTCAGCTACTCTAAACTCAGCAACAACTTCATTCACAACTGGAAACGAAGTTTCAAATACAGGTCAGTACACTTCTGGTGGCGGGTTACTTGTAAACAATGGAACTTCTATAACAGCCGGTGTCGCAAGAGTTGACTTCGCAGACAGATCTTTTACTGGAGTGACGTTAACTGCTAGAGGAGCTTTAATCTATAACACTTCTGCAACTGCAACTAATGCAGCTGTATGTGCTTTAGATTTTGGAGCAGATAAAACAGCGACAGCAGGTGTTTTCACAATTCAGTTTCCAGCAGCTACATCAACAGCAGCGATTTTAAGAATCTCTGGTTAGTACATAGGAGTTAAAATCCTATGGCATCAGGAACTTGGAATACAGGCTTTTGGGGCCAAAACCAATGGAACGATTTAGCTAATCCTACGTTTACATTAACGGGGGTAAGTCTATCTGGTGTCCTTGGTACAACTACTGAAGCTGCCGGTGAAATAAATACAGGTTGGGGACGTATTGAATGGGGTATTAATGCCTGGGGTGAATTTGGTACTGCACTTCCAACAGGGGTTTCTGCATCTTTTAATATAGGAACTATAGCTGTACAAATTGATGTCACTGCAACAAATTCTACAAACAATAATCAAACAATAACTGGTGCATTAGGTGCTCCTGTCATTGATATTCAATCAAAAGTATTTCCAACTGGAATAGAAATTTCTAGTACATTAGGAATAGCTGACGCTGGTCCTGATG